TTGATGTCGTTTTTCGCAAACGCATTTGATCCACCTGGAGTTGTAGATAAAGGTGATTTCATGATTCTCTCAGCAGTAAATTGTAATTCTTTTGGAATTATCATTTTTCTACCTTGTAGAGCGATCTTTAATCCTCTTTCGTCCACGAACGCCGCGATGTCAATTAACGCTTGTTCTAACGAAGTTTCTGACAAGTCAGCAGCAGTAGAAAGTTCATTTCTGAAAGTTCCACCGTTTGCTAAAGGGTGATCAGTAGTCATAAGTGCTTTACCGTCACCACCATTGTATGAACCACTAGTGTCAAAACCGTTGTTCAAAATGTTAGCAGCTGTGATTTGTTTAGATTGCGCCATTGATCTTGCAAGAGCTCTTGTGTATCTGCCTGCTAATCTGTCGTATAAGTTATCTTCGATAGCCTCTTCTGTGATCGCAAATCCTAGCGCCACAGTATTGTGAGTGTATCTTGATGTATACGCTTCAGTAGCTTGGTCCATAGTGACCATAGCACCTTCTGCTTTAGTAGCAGCAGTGCCGAAGCCAGATAACATTACTTCTTCTTCAAACGCTCTGTCTGAAGATTCTGAAGCAAAGATCTCTGCATGTTCATTGTCGTATCTGTTGTATTCCAGGCCAAATAGTGCATTCAAACCTGGCTCTAGTTCTTTAACTAGTTGTGATCTTGATATAGCCATAATTTATAATCTCCTATTATTATAAGCCTGTGCCTTGATCGTAGAAATGGTTATTAATTCTAACCAATACATCCACGTTCACGCTTCCAGCAGTGTCGTTTTGCGTATCTTGCGAAACGTCAATTGCTTGAAGAACAGTTCCACTTGTTGTTAAACCAGAAACACTGTAGTCCATTTGAACTTCAGAAATTCCAGTTAAAGTGTTACCTGTTGCAGTTGTTATTGCAAAGTTTTTAAAGATGTCTGCCACAGCAAACGCTCCATCAGAATCTACTGAATAAACTACATGCGGGTCATCGATAACAGTAGCGACGATGTCACTAGCGTTAACAGTTCCTGGATAATAGTTTTTCCAAGTAGGCTTTTGAGTTGTAGGGTCTGTGTAGAACACTCCGTTAAAAACGCCCACTACAAGATCAGAAGTATTTGCTACTGCTCTTTCGATACCGCCACCTGTTACAGGTTTTACCAAGTCACCTTGATAAATCGGAGTACCGTAGTTCGCAGCAATTCTGTATCTGTTTTGCGCGTTAATAAATGGAGAGCCATCTAACTTTCTTACCGGTCTTAGACCGTATTTTTCAGCTACATTAGCCATAGTTGTTTTCTCCTTTTATTGTTTTACATTTACTTGTAGTGGTGATTACCAAAAAATTAATTTTTGTTTCCTCCACCAAAAGTTACGCGAGATTGTCTACTAATATTAATAGGCATCTCAGGTCGTTGTTCCTTCATGACATCGTTGTCCACCGCGTTAACTCTATCTTGAGTAATTCTTTTGAAATACTCAGCACGGCTTTTTGCAATCTCTTCAGGTATCCTTCCCAACACAAGGCCAGAAACCCCGATCAACCCTGCGTAGTTTCCTTGAGCTATGACTGGATAACCATGATCACCTAATTGATTTTTAATCTCTTCGGCTCTCACAAATTCCCAACCTTCTCTCATTTTCTTAGATACGTTAGCCGTATCTTGGAAACCCATACTTTCGGTTCTGATCCATCTATGAACATAACCGTCTGGCGCAGGTGGTGCATCCAGAGATGATGGTGGCGTCCAAGGTTTTAACCTTGTTTCTTTTTTTTCTTCAGACGCGCGTGAAGTTCTTTTTATATTATCGCTCATTCTATACCTCCTTCACGAATTTAGCGTATTCTTCTAGTGGCACCCCTAATTTTTTGGCAATCGCCACCTGTGATTTGGTGAGTCTCACAGATCTACGTCCCTGCTGAGATCTTCCAGCAGAAGCAACTTTTTGGACGGGTCTTCGTTGCTCTTGACTAGCAAAACGATGAGGGAAATTATCCTTCATTCGTTTGTCTATCTCATTATAGTACTCATCACTTTCAACATCAACACCCATGCCCACTAGATCTTCGTGCACAGTCATTGCTGCATTTGTCATGATTTTATCGTTACCAAACCAAGCATTTTTTGATGCCCAATCTTTTGCCCTTTTACTAGGCTCAGATTGTTCAGTTGTCCGCTCAGCTATTGGATCTTCTTTTGGTGCGTTTTTCTGCTCTTCAAGCTGTTTTAATCTAGCCTCTCTATCGGCCATTTTAATTCTAGCTTTTTCTTTCTCAACAGTTAATTGAGTTAACTCGTCATTAGCCTGCATGATTGCTTCTGCATCATTCGACTCAATAGCGTCTTTTAACTTCTTTTTAACTTGTTCTCTTTGAGCATCAACTCTCGCATCAAATTCTTTTAGATATTTTTCATCTGTAGAATCATATTTTGTTTGAGTATCGTCATACTTTTTTTGTAAACCCTTAGCAAAATCTAAAGCTGCTTGTTCTCTTCTTTCAGCTTCTCTAAATTTTCTAGTAAGTTTATCTATTCTTTTTTTAACAGATTCAGAAACTTCAGATAAATCGTCAGGTTCTGATTGTTGTTTTGTTTCTTGTGTAGGTTCTTCTTGAACTTCTTCAACCGCAACATCTTCTTTGGGTTGTTCCTTATCGTGTTCAGTATAACCTAAATCAACTTCACCAGAATTTAAATTCGGTTCTTTTGATTCTTCCTGCTTAGTTTCTTCGACCTGTACGTTTGTTTCTTTTACGTCATCAAGATCAATTTCAACTTCAGGTTGTGTGTTAGCTCGCTCCTGTGCATCAGCCATGATGTTTTCTCCTTAACGTTTAATATAAGTGCAGAATATCTTCTGGTTTACTTATTGTTGCGATGATTTCATCATCGTTTAAAATACGGTGTTCACCATATTTAGTTTTGAATCTAGAACCGGCATATCTACCGTAGATTACAAATTGACCCTTCTTACACCAAGGACCTTTTGGAAATTTTTCTTTATCCTGATAACAAAGATCACCCATCTCAACGACAAGACCAACTACGGTTGTCATTTGAATAGTGTCATTCACTGTATCGGTTAAAATGATTCCACCTTTAGTTTTTTTAGGACCTGCATAAGGTCTAACTAAAAGTCTGTATCCAACTGGTTTTGGTATAACGTCTAGATATTTTTTAATACCCTCTGGATCAGTGGGTATGGCATTTTCTTTTGATTCTGGTGGTACCTCACCATTTTTTTTGACTCCAACAATAGTGGAATCAGGTGTTATTATCGTCATCGACATTCTCCTCGTTTCTCTGCAGGTCTTTAAGATCCTGTAGCAGCGTTTCTAAAGCGCTGAGTTTCCCTTTAGAATACTTGAGGTTGTCGATTGTGTCTATACCGTACACTATATCGTCTTTTATCTGTTTAATCTGTTTATTGATATAATGTTTTATTGCAGCTAATGTATCTAGATCAAGATTCATTTTTCTCTAAACAAATTTTGTTTTTGCCTTTTTCTAATACCTTAAATCCATATTTTTCCATTATTTTTTCAATCAAAGGCATGTCGTATTTTGGATAATCGTCGTAAATAATTCTTGTGATAGGTGCAGATCTATTTGCAAACCAAACAGATTCAGTAATGACATCTTTTGTCATATGAGGACCATCTAAATGAATAAAAGCAAATTTAGAATCTTTGTGTTTTGACGTATTCATAAATTCAACATCAGTTTCTATGCTCAAAGAAAATTTACCTGCGTTTCTATAAGGTTTAAAATCTTCTAGCATTGTATCTCTCATTTCATCTGTGCAATCACAAGTGTATGAGCCTGTGTTATCGTAATGTTGGTAATTTAAATTACCGTAAGGATCAACACCCACATGAATAAAATTATTGATGATGTTATCCATAATAATCTTAGACCCAAGTCCCTCACGAACTCCGATCTCACATGATTTATAACCTTGGCAATCAAATCCTTTACTCCATTTTTCAAGTAGTTCATATTCCGAACTGTCTCCTCTAATCATAGAGTAGTTATATCTATTTTTTTCTATTTGTAAAGATTTGTGATCCCTTTATTCCATAAATACTCGCTACGACAAGTATCCATAAATTTGTGAACCAGGACGGAAGCTGTGAGAACATTTCGAAAAACAATTTTACTTTATCCATAGCGGTTGGATCATCTGATATGACCGCCCAACTCAAAATTGCCACGGGTAAACTTAATATTACAAGGACCGCCTCGTCTTTCCAGTCCGATTGTCGACTTTCTAACAATTTTCCCTGGTAAGCTTCCTCACCTCGCGCCATCTTTTCAGCATGCATTAATTGTGCATCTGACATCGCTTGTTTGGTTTTCTGTCTGTTCTGATACAGGTGGGCTCCAGTTTTTAGGCCCATTCCCAATAGCTTTAACCACGGCATAATATTGTTCTTTTCTCCTTATACACAAATAGGGTAGCATCTCTTCCATAAACTGTAAAGCACGGTAACCTTTAATACCAAATCTCCATATATCTTTATGGTGGTCTTTATATTTTTTCTTTCTCTTAGCAACATTTTTAGTTGTACCTAAATATTTCTGAAATAATCGAACAACACTTTCATCACTCATCTGTACTTCTAAAGATGCGCTAGGCGTCCAACCGTTAGGTCTTTTATTTAGACCGAACCAACCTTCACCTTCAAATAATCCTGATAAATATATTAACTGCTCTTTTTTAGAGAGTTGTTCAAACATGTAAACTTATAGCAGATCTTTTATGTAATCGCTACCTTTTTTTATTTCTACT